AGATAATTTCGGCGATGTTCGAAATACTGTCAATGCCCAAGGTATCGAAGTTCGCAGCTTCGCGCGACTTCATAAACCATTCGAAGAATTCGGTAATCAGCGGGGCGGAATACGCTTCCCATGCGGGCACGTTCGAACCGCGCATGGACAACATGCCGGGTTCAGTGACCAACAGGACGGGGCGCGGTGCGGTGTTGATAAGCGGCGTCTTGCCCGAACCGGGCGAACCGAATACGACGCTTTTTACGCCGTAACGGCGGGCAAGCTGCGACGCCGGTTTGAGTTGGGACATTTGCATATTTTCACCTTATCAGGTTCGTTAAACTTCGTTAAGCATACCGCACGGATACGCTTAAAGAAGCCGCCTTGATTGTGGGCAAGGCGGCACCGGCCTTACTTCTTCGCTTTCGGTTCCTTGATTTCAAGGGTCGGCGTACCTTTCGACGTAATAATAACGTCGTCGATAATCTTACGGTACTTGTCCGGCAGTTGCTTGTATTCCGTCAAGGAAAGTTCCGGCGTCCATTTCACCAGACGTTCGGCGATAAGTTCGCCCGCTTCGCCGTCCTTTTCAATCTTCGACAGCGCCTTTTCAATGCGCGCCTTGTCGGTCTTGCCTTCGGCGTTCTGGATGAAGCCGTAACGAACGGGAACCTTCATCGTTGCTTTGTAGCCGCCGCCAAGTTCGACGTTTTCGGTCGTACCGGACTTCGCCGGGTCGTGCATGAACATTACGGCCAGCTTGCGCGCTTCCAATTCCTGTTCTTTGGCGGTTTCAAGCGCGGCTTTCTTGGCCTGCCAGTCAACCAACAGACGGTCGCGTTCGGCGATATATTCAGCTTCGGAAAAATTACGAACTTCGCCGGTTTCGGGGTTCGTTACCTGAATAATGTTCGGGGTCATTTCTGTTTCCTTTTGGTTAAGACAGTCGCACAGTGCGGCGGCATGTACGTAATGTACGACGGTCTTTCGGCCTTGTCAAGCGATTTTTATACGTTATCGCCTGCGACTGCTGCGGGCGCTTCGTCGCCTTCCAGAATTTCACGTTCGCCGAACAAGTCGCGATTGTTTGCGTCGTATTCGGTAAAGGCGTTCGGGAAGCGATGGCGAAGCTTTGCGATGTTGACGCGCTGCGCTTCGCCAAAGTTCGAACCCAACGCCCGAAGAACAAGGGCGTCGTACCAAAAGCCGTCGCCGACTTCTTCGATAGCGTTTACGTCGTCGAAAGTTGCGCCATTGTTGGCAGTTGCGGCCAAAGTTTCCAATAATTCGCCCGCTTCGGTCGCCTTGCCGATAATGCCGTGAATGATGTTAATTGCGTTACGCTGCGCAACTTCGGAAGCGTCAACGGCCAGCCAATCGGGAAGCTTTGCAAGCGTAGCGGCGTTTCCATTGCCTGCGGCTTGCGGCATCGGAATTTCGCGACCGTAGAAAAGAACTTTCTTGATTTCGTCCAACTTGGACAGGGCGTCGATTGCCTGTCCGACGACGTGTGCGAAGTACGAAAGCGGGATGCGGTCGCCGTAATACTTGTCGGAAGCGGTTACGTGCGCTTCTTCGATATAGTCGAAGTTCTTTGCGGGTTCGGTCATGGTTTCACCTTGTCGGAAGTCGCCGGGCACCGTGCCGCAGCGTTCCGACACTGTAGCGCCCGCAATGTTGCCTGTCAACAAAATTTTGTCTTGCCGGATAGAATCTTGTGCGGTATAGTTCGGTTCATCTTGCCCACATTGAAGCCGCGAAGGTGCGAACATGCCGGAAATTACTACCCTGCGGGATGAAACCCGCGAACTACTGTTGAACCGTCCGGCGTCGTTGTCCGTTGGCGACATTGCGGACGCTATTAAAGTGTCGAAGTCATGGCTTAACGCCTTCGCACGCGGCGACATTCCGAACCCCGGCGTCGTCACTATTGAAACTTTGAACGCATATCTAAAGAAGTGTGCGAAGAAGGCTAATTGATAATGTATCGTAATATTCCCGAAGAAATGCGGATATATCCGCAATGGGTAATGTGGCGGTACGAAGACACGGATTCAAAGAAACCGACGAAGGTTCCTTATTCCGCACGTACCGGCCAGCTTGCCAGCGTCACGGACGCGAACACATGGGCCACCTTTGACGAATGCGTAAACGCTATGTCGTCGGGATGGTATGCCGGAATCGGCTTCGTACTTACGCAGAACGACCCGTATTCGTTTATCGACCTTGACGACACGAAAGGCGACCAAACCGCCTTAGACCGTCAAATTAAAATCTACAACGAATTCGACAGCTACGCCGAACGTTCGCCGTCCGGTTCGGGCTTGCATATCATCGTAAAGGGCGCGGTTCCTTCCGGTCGTCGTCGGTCGTTTATCGAAGTGTATTCGTCGCTTCGTTATATGACTATGACCGGCGACATTTACCGCAATGCGCCAATCAAAGAACAAAACGAACTGTTGAACATTCTTTGGGGACAAATGGGGCAAGGTTCAGTCGCAACGGCGCATTATGCCGGACTTGCCGAAGCCAAGGAAACAGACGAACAGGTTTATAACCGTGCCGTCGCCGCAGCCAATGGCGACAAGTTCGCCGAACTGTTCGCCGGTAAATGGGAAGGCATGTACCAATCGCAGTCGGAAGCCGACTTTGCGTTGGTCGATATTATCGCGTTCTATACGCAGAACCGGGCGCAAATTGCGCGTATGTTCCGTATGTCCGGCCTTGGTCAACGCGACAAGGCGAAGCGCGACGATTACGTATCGTACATGCTGAACAAATGTTTCGACCGCATGTTGCCGCCCGTTGACATTGACGGCTTGCGCAATAAGCTAGACGAAGCAATAGCAGCAAAAGAAGCCCGCGAACGCGCCGAAGTTGCTTCGCTGAATTCAAGCGCAGCGCAACAACCGCAAACCGTCGCGCCATCCATCCCCGAATCTTCGAAGGTGTATAGCGTGCCACCCGGATTAGTCGGCGAAATCGCCCAATACATTTACGCACAAGCGCCACGCCCGGTTCCCGAAATCGCATTGGCTGGCGCGCTTGGTCTTGTCGCCGGTATTGTGGGCAGGGCGTACAACGTTTCGGGCACTGGCCTTAATCAATACGTCTTGCTACTCGCACCGACCGGAACAGGCAAAGAAGCCATCGCATCCGGCATTGATAAGCTAATGGCGCAGGTAATCCGCACCGTACCCGCCGCCGTTGACTTCATCGGCCCCGGCGAAATTGCATCGTCGCAAGCTGTTATTAAGTATATGTCGAAGGGGCCAACGTCGTTCGTATCGTTGGTCGGCGAATTCGGCATTTACCTTCAACAAATGGCAAGCGTCAACGCAGCGCCGCACCTTATCGGCCTTCGTCGCTTTCTGTTGGATGCGTACAACAAATCGGGCGAAGGCAAGGTGTTGCGTCCGTCCATCTATTCGGACAAGGACAAGAACACCGCCGCAGTTCTTGCGCCGTCCTTTACGCTGTTGGGCGAATCGACGCCCGAAAAGTTCTACGAAGGATTGCACGAAGGTTTGATTTCGGAAGGTCTGTTGCCGCGCTTTACGATGATTGAATATCACGGCGAACGCCCGGCGTTGAACACGGCGCACTTGTCGGCGCAACCGTCCTTCGAACTTATCGACCGGCTTTCGACGCTTTGCGCACATGCGCTTATGTTGAACAGCCAACACAAAGCGATTCACGTAAAGGCGAACAGCGAAGCGCAAGCGATGTTTTCAGCGTTCGACGAACATTGCGACGCGAACATTAACAGCAGCGACCGCGAAGTTCGCCGCCATCTTTGGAACCGCGCACATATCAAGGCGATGAAGCTTGCCGCGATTGTCGCCGTAGGCGTGAACCCTTATGACCCGATGATTACCGCAGACGTAGCGGGATGGGCAATCGGCATCGTAACGGCAGACGCGCGTAACTTGCTGGCACGCTTTGACGCTGGCGAAATCGGCATAGACAACGACGAAACGAAACAGCTTGCGAAGGTTATTGCAGCGGTTAAAGATTTTGTCGTATCGCCTTGGCCGGACGTTGCGAAGTATGCCGGGGAAGGTGCGTCGAACCTTCATAGTAACCGCATCGTTCCTTATAGCTACGTACAGCGCAAGCTTGCGTCGGTCGCAGTCTTCCGTAAAGACCGCATCGGGGCATCGGGCGCAATCAAGCGCGCATTGAAGACGCTATGCGAACGGGGCGACCTGCAAGAAGTGTCGCGGGCTACGCTGTCGAAGGACTACGGAACAAGCGCAGTTGCGTACATGATTGCGCATCCCGGCGTCTTCGGCCTGTAGCGGGCCGGATAGTGTGGGCAGAATCGCCGCCTTCGGGCGGCTTTTTTGTGCCTGTTGACAAAGCTTCGAAGTCGTCGTAGCATCGAAGCATCGTAACCAACAAAGGACGAAAGCTATGCAAATTCGAATCGACAACATTAACGAAATCTTAGCGGCCATTGGATTGACCGGACAGCACGAAGCGAAGGGCCAAGGCTGGCACCGCGTTTATATCCATGCGCCGCAAGAAGGAACCGACGTAACGTTGTACCTTGGCCGCGTCATGTTCCAACATGGCGAATATCAATGGGTGAAATGGTGCGCAGCGCCGAACGAAGGGCCGTTGCAAGACTACGACGTATATTGGTTCCGCTGGCAAGTCTACGTCGCAACCGGCAAGCGTCTAGGGCCGCAGTCATGGGAACGCCTGAAAGCGAAAGCCCACATTGAAGCGCAGGCCAAACACGCAGCCGCCAAGGCCGCACGCGCCGCCCTGAATGCCGACCGCACCGCAGCGGGCAAGAAGCCCCGGACGCGCGCCATAGCCCCGCCAAACCCGCGCCGGGCCGCGTGCCTGATTGTCGGCCAATGGCTGTCGGCGGAACTTGGCCGCGACGTTCGCTTGTTCGCATTTTAACGAATCATCGGAGTATCAAACATGACCGCATTTCTTATCGCGCTTGGCGCATCCTTGGCACTGGCATTCGTGCGCCTTGCCGCATCGGCCTTCGAAGCCGCTTACTACTTCGGCCAGAACCGCGAATATCGCCGGGCTTGGGCGTGCATCGTTCGTGCGCTTGTGTTCGTTGCGTTGCTTGCGATGTTCATTCGACCGGCTGTTGTCTTCTTCGATAGCTTCGAAGTTATCAGTATTGACGAACCCGCGCCGATGGTTGCGCCTAAAGCTTCGACAGACCTTCGCGTATAATAGCCGAAGGTCGAATATAAGGGCTGTTTAGACCCTAAGTCGTTGATTTCATTGGAAATATAAGATTCATAACGTTTAATGCCCTTCTTGGGATGCCCGCTAACAGTGTAACCGTATGCCGTTAGACTAATTAAAAGACAAATCAGTTATTATATTTATTAAACTTATTATATTTCCTTTATTTTCAAGGACTTAGCAACTATACGACCCCTTCAATCCGTAGAATGGGCAGAATGTGCGTTAGTCTAACGTTACACTTGACAGGCTAACGTTATGCTGTTAGACTGCGCATACTGTTTAATCGAAAGGAGTAGCCGCCATGCCCGTACAAATCGTCGCATCTTCACCGAAGGCCAAAGAAGCCGCCGAAACAAAACGCGAAACGCGGGGCGAAATGTACCCGTTTGAACAATTGCAAGTCGGCCAGTCGTTCACGGTGCCGCTTGACGAATGCAATTGGAAATCGCTTCGTATCATTACGTACAAGCGCAACGCGAAGTTTAAGGGCGAACGTGAATTCACCTTCGTTAAGCATGACGACCTGAACTTGGTTGAAGTCGCCCGCATCGCGTAATGTGGGCATCATGCACGCCGCCGCCATGCTTAACCAACAGAACGTCGTAAAGGAGTTCGCATTTATGTACGAAATCGAAAACGGCCATAAGGTGCCGAAGCAACGTCGCAAAGCTGGCAGCGAACCGCCAGCCGTGAAAAAGGCTTTCAACGAATACGCGCCGGGCGTTTCCCGGTTCTATCGAAGGAGTTAAAACAATGTGCATCGTATGTGAAATCAAGAAGCTGAACCCGTCGCCGGAAGTTATGGCGAAGGTTGAAGAATTGGCGCGCGGTCTTGACACGGCGTTAACCGTGGCGCAAGAAGTCGCCGAAGCTAACCCCGGTGCGTTCAGTGACGAACAGCGCGACCGTATGCAAAGTGCCGCCGACTTGCTGAACCAACGCGAAGGCGTCGCCGGACTTGCGGCCCTGTTGGGTGCGCTGTTGGGCGGTCGTGTCAACGTCGAAACCGTCGTTATCGTTCCCGAAGATGGCGAAAGCGTCGAAGACGCCATTTCGCGAACCATGACGGCCAAGGCCGAAGGCCGCGCACAAACGAAACACTAACGTTTGACGAACCGCCCCGGCTATCGTATAGTCGGGGTTTTTAGCATTGGGGGAACTGTAAGAATGGCCGATGAAATCGACGCAACAGCCGACCGCATGGACAACGAACTAGCGTTGACCGTCGCGAATACTTGCCGCATGGCCGCAGCAATGCCGAAGGGCAAAGCGGGCGAATGCTTCTTTTGCGGCGAACACTTCGCCCGCGTCGTCGAAGTCCGCGACACGCAGACCGGCGACAAAGTAGACGCTTGCGGTCGTTGTCGCGACCGAAGGGGCATAGCATGACGCCAAGCAAACTAGCGAAATCAGGCACGGAACACGGCGAACAGGTCGCATTGTTCGCATACGTAGCCGTCGCATATCTTCACGGCTTCGACATAGCCGACGAATGGTGCAAGACCGGCAAGCTTCCGCCGCGTGACCCGGACGCACCGCCCGCAGTCCCGGCGCTTGAATGGTTCCACGCCATACACAACCAAGGCCACGGCGACAAGGTGCGCGGGGCGAACGCCAAGGCCGAAGGCGTGCGCAAGGGCGTAGCGGATACGTTCTTGCCGTGGCCCATTTACGAACAGTGCCCGACCGATTCGCAACAAATGGTCGTAAAATGGTGCGGCCTTTATATCGAAATGAAGAAGGTTAGCGAACGTCCGAAGTCGGACACGGCGAAGGGCGGCGTAAGCGACGAACAAGCGGCTTTCGGCGAATACGTTAAACGTGTCGGCTTCGGGTTCATGGTATGCTATGGATGGGAACACGCCGTAGCGACGTTGCGAAGCTATATCGAATGGGGTTCGAAGTGAATTGCCTTCGCTGCGAACTCGCACGCGCCCGGCTTAAAGCGGCGGCGCTGGCCCTTGTGGGCTGGCACCTTGACCGCATAGCCGGGCATTTGTCGTTAGCGTATGGCGAACGGTATTACGTCGAATGCGGTAAGCTGTATCGTGCGTCGAAGCTTCCGCCGTATGAACCGCACTTAATCAAGGAGTAACGAACATGACACTTAACGAAGCGAAGCAACTTGCCCGCGACAATCGTTGTTTTATCGTAACAAAGCCCGATTATTTCTTGCTGTATCGCGAATGCCAGCCGAAGAACGTATGCGTCGGTAAGCGCAAGGACGAAAAAGGCATCATCGCGCTAGTAAAGAAAGCTTGCCCGACCGCTTGACGAAGCTTCGAACTTGTCGTAGACTATGCACATAGTCAACGAAAGGAGTTAGCGAAATGGGCGCTTACACTGTAACAACCGAATTCGAAATGGCAGACGGTCGCGTTCTGTCGTGCGAATATGGCGTGTCGTATACCCCGGCGTATATCAGCGGCCCGCCCGAAGACTGCTACCCCGAAGAAAGCGACGCAGGCGACCCGACGTACTTTATCGACGGCGAAGAAGTCGATTACAAGAAGTTGCCGAAAGGTCTTGACGTAATCGCCGACAAGCTGTACGAAGCTGGGCCGGGCGAATACGGATACACCGAAAGCGAAGCGGACGACGGACGCGACTACGAACCCGATTACGATTATTAACGAAGGAGTATTGAACATGCTTTGGCTTATCATTTGGGGCGCTGTTATCGTCGGCTTTCTGGCCGGTTACGTAACCTGCGCGCTGTTGATTGCGAACCGCGAACGTATGACCGACGTTCCGTCCGTCGAAGTTACCGCCATTTCGCCGCAGCAAATGGCGCGCATGGGCGAAGCCCTGTCGCACGCTGGCGATATGCTAGAAAGCGGCGACTTCGACTATCTGTCGGGCGGGCTTATCGTTCAGGACTTGGGACACGGCGTCGTAACCATTCGCGGCGACGTGTCGTTGCGTGCGAAGGAACACGAAGCGCCGAAGGGCCGCGACTTCATAGGCATGAAGAAATGACGCCCGAAGAATCCCGCGCCCTGTTCGAACAGGTGAAGGCGAATCGGGCGAAGCTTGACGCCTGCCCGAAACATCATTTCAACATCGGCGACCCGCCGTATCGCTTCGGCGCAAAGTTCACTTGCACGAACTGCGGCGGCGAAATGGACGCCGTACAGGCGTTCCGGTACTGCCAAGGCTTCAAGGCCGCAGGCGGCGACCCGAACGAAGTTATACCGGGCTACGAATGACAACGTTAGAAATCGTCCTTATCGTCGTAAGTGTGACGGAAACCGCACTTACGACGATTCTTTATCGAAGGATGAAGAAAAGGCTTGACGCCGAACGAAGAATGTACGAAGATAAGCGCGAAGAATACGAAAGGCTAATTGCAGCCCTACCAATTCAAAGGAACTTGCTATGAACTTCGACCCGTTCTTTCTGACAATCGGACTTGCCGCGCTGGCCGTCGCCGTTTATTTGAAGGTCGGCCAAGTCAAGCGCCGCCGTGCGATGGAACGTCGCATTAAACAAGCCATCGAACAAAGCATGGTCAACCGCGCACGCGCCGAAACGCGCGGCAAGCTTCTTGCAGGTGAACGCGAATGGCGGGCGAAGTAATGCCGGGATTCGTCATTTACACGCACCCGGACGAAATGTCGAAATGGGATGCGCGCTTTATCGAACTGGCGAACCACGTTGCCGGATGGTCGAAAGGGCCGCGTAAGCGCATAGGCGCGGCCATCGTCCGGCCTGATAAGTCGATTGCGTCGCTTGGCTACAACGGCCCGCCGCGCGGCTTTGACGACGAAGCGTTTTTGCGCATGACGCGCGAAGAACAACACGCCGTCGTAATTCACGCCGAAGACAACGCATTGCGACAGGCCGCACCCGGCGAAGACCTGTCCGCCTGTACGCTGTATGTGTCGCCCCTGTTGCCCTGCGCGGACTGCGCCCGACGCATCGTCGCGGCTGGCGTGCGGCGTGTCGTCGCCTATTGTGGGCACATTTCCCCGGACTGGCGCGCGTCTGCGGACGAAGCCGAACGAATCTTTATCGAAGCGGGCGTGCAATGCCTGTTCAGCATGGATTAACGAACATGACCCTAGACCATAACCAAATCGAAGGACTGTTGTTCTTCGAAGACCCCGTAACCCATAACGTAATCGGCGCAGCGAAAGCCGCACCGCTTGACGTGTCCGGGCACTTCGTCGCATTTGGGCCGCGTGTTACCGTAGACCCGATGTTGTCGAACCTGTTTCTTGCAGCGCCGACGCTTTATCAAACGTTGTCGCAGCAATACAACGCGATTCAAGGGCTTATCGAAATCGCCGAACGCTTGCCACAAACGCCGGAACTTGATAAGCTGCAATCGTCCTTTATCGAAATGCAAAACGCCATGTTGTTAGCGCAGCGCGTTGCGCAAGTCGGTATCGAAGAAGTTGCGAATTCGCTTGACGAGCCGTAAAAGCCGTCGTAGAATTCACAACATCGAATCAACGAACATAGGTGCCCACATGAAACGCAATGTAAAAGGTCTGTTAATCGCCGTCGCCGTCTTTGTGGCCGTTGGCCTTGTCGGTCGCATGGACTTCGAAGACGAAGTGCGCGAACAGATTGCATATTGTGAAAATGTGAAGGCTGGCGTATGGCCCGACTATAACGGCACGTACAAAGCTGAATGCACCGCCGAAAAGCTGAAAGAATTTCAAAATATTTTGCGTTGAACGCTTGACACGTCGAACGGGCAGCGTAGAATAAACCCCGTCGCAACATCGCGACATTCTCTTAACGTTAAGGAGTTTTCCAAATGGTTACCGAGAAATCCGCGAAGAACACCGCCGCCGCTTCCAACACCGCCCCGGTTATCGGCCTTGCCGAAATCGTTGCAGCGGGCGCGAATGGCATGTATACTTCGCCCGACGTTCACGCTTCGCTTGTCGAAGCTGGATTGGTCGAAATCAACCCCGGCATGACCAACGAAGCGGGCGAAATCGCAACCCGCGCAACCCAAAAAGGAATCGACAGCATGAACACCGCAACCAACACCGGCACCGCCGCCCCCGCTTCCGCCCCGGTCGCATCGTCCTTCGCCATCGAAGACAATGTGCCGATGCCGACGACTTCCGGTCGTGGCCGTGGCGGCAACGTCTACCCGTTCGACGCGCTGGCCGTTGGTCAGTCCTTCTTCGTGCCGAACACCGAAGACAAGCCGAACGCCGCGAAGTCGCTTGCTTCGACCGTTTCCAGCGCGACCGCCCGTTACGCCGAAGTCGTCGAAGGCCAGTTCAAGACGAACAAGAAGGGCGAACAGGTGCCCGTCACCCGCGAAACCCGCAAGTTCGTTGTGCGCAGCGTCGAAGGCGGCGCGCGTGTGTGGCGTACCGCCTAACACGCAGCTACGGCCCGCGTTGCGGGCTTGCTACGACGGAAACCCCGGCCATTGCGCCGGGGTTTTCTTTTTCTTGCCCTACGGCGACTTTTTCGGTTATCATTCGCGACTATGGGGGCGTAATTCGCCTACGAAACAAATAACGAATATGGGGCGAAATAGTGTCAAATGAACTTCGGAGTAACGACGATATGAACGAACGCCCAACGAAGATTATCGACGCTAAATTGCCGTTGCCTTGGCTTATCGGTTCGGCCTGCGCCGTAGTCTTTTCGATGGGCGGTGTATTCGTCAAGCTGGATTCCGTAGGCGCATCGCTTACGAAGCTTGAAGCGAAGACCGATACGCGGGACGACCGAATTAACGTATTGGCGCAAACGCTGATTCAGCAGCAAGGCAAAAACGACGTACAGGATGCGCAGATTACCGGCGTTCAGAACGAAGCCCGCGACCTTCGCCGCGATGTTGAAGAAATCAAGAAGAATCAACGTTGGATGCCGAAATGATTAAGAAAGTCGAACTTATCGAAGATTGGCGGCAAAGCTGGCGGCTTTGGTCGGTTCGGCTTTCTGTCGTAGGTGCCGCCGTAATGGGCGTGTTTACCGCATGGCCGGATTATGCGCTTTACCTTTGGGGTGCAATGCCCGAAGAAGTGCGCGCACTTATCCCGCAAAGGTTCGTATCGGCAATCGCGCTTTTCGTATTCGTAATGTCTACCGCATCCCGAATTATCAAGCAAAGGCCGAAAAATGAACGAACCGAAAAAGAACCCGACGCCGAATAACCGTCCGGGTAAGAAAACCCTAGTCGGCGTCGTCGGCGCAGCAGTCGCCGCAATCCTGTTCGCTACCGTTCCGGTTCACGAAGGCAACGTACTTCGCGGCTACCTTGACCCGGTAGGAATTCCGACTAAGTGCATGGGCGATACTACGAACGTCGTAGTCGGCCAGCGTTACACCGAAGCGGAATGCCGCGAATCGTTGGAAACGCAGCTTATCGCGCACGCTGAACCCGTCTTGAAGTGTACGCCCGGTTTGAAAGGTCGTACCTATCAGCTTGCCGCCGCCGTATCCTTCGCGTACAACATCGGAACGGGCGCATACTGCAACAGCACGACCGCACGCCGTTTCAACGCTGGCGACTATCGCGGCGCATGTAAGGCGATGAACGAAAGCGACGCAGGCCGTCCGCAATGGGTTACGGCACGCGGCAAAGTCCTTCCCGGCCTTGTGAAGCGCCGGGCCGAAGAACGCGCGTTGTGTGAAACGGGGCTATGATATGTGGGCAATCATCGTTGCAGGTGCAAAACGCTTCGGCGGCTGGATTCTGGCCGCATTGTCGTTTCTGGCGATGCTGGCGACCGTATGGCTTACGTCGCGAAAAGTCGGCAAGGCCGAAGGGCAAGCCGAAGCATCCGAACAACGCGCAAGCGACCGCGAAGCTATCGCAGTACGCGAAGTCAACGAAGCGCGCGAAGCTTCCGAAACCCAAGTAAAGGCGGTGCAAAATGCGAACGAAGTTCATAACGCTAACGCTGTTCTTGACGACGACGGCGTTTCTAAGCGGTTGCGCGACGAATGGTCGCGGGACTGAACCGCCGCAATCCATCGCAGAAACCGTACAGTCGAAGCCCGTAGTTATCGACACGGCTTGCAAATGGGTTTCGGCCATTTGGGTTTCGAAGCAAGACGATATGACCGCAGGCACGGCGCGGCAAATCTTGAACCATAATCAAGCCGTCGTTAAGAACTGCGGCCCGAAAACGTCGCCCAAGGTCGAAAAGCCTTAACAGAACGCCGGGCTTGCGGTATAGTGAAGGCAAATGCGAACACTAGGCCGACAGCATGACCGACGAACGTAACGAATCCGAAGAAAAGGCCGCTTATGCGGCCTTGCTTTTGAAAGAACGCGACCCCTTCAAGGCCGCGCTTCAACTATTCCCAGACAACACGAATCGCGCCCTATGGGTGGCGAACCATTGGCCGAACGACGACGAAGTTAAGGCCGAACAAACGCGCCTGTCGAATGAAGAAGGCGATTCGTTCTTGCTGTCGAAGCGCGAATTTCTGCAAGATATTGAACAGCGTATGCGCGGCACGGTCTACCCGAACGGGGCCGTAATTCCGCCGACGCCCGAAGAATACGCGAAGCTTGCGAAGCTTTACGCGGACGTTCGCGGGTTCATCGAAAAGCCGCAGACGAACGTAAACGTTACGACGAATATACAGCGCGTCGTCGAAGTGCCGGTATTCCAAGACGAAAGTTCTTGGGAAGCCGCCGCCGCAAAGCAACAGCGGGAACTTTTGAACAATGCCCGCACTCGCCATTAAACAGCCGGTAGCCCCGCCGCTGGCGCTGCAACCTGCGCCGCAACTTGAAGTCGTATTCAAGCCGCTACCCGGTTCGCAGACTATCGCGCTTTGTTCAATGGCGACGCATACCCTTTACGAAGGTGCGCGCGGCCCCGGTAAGACGCTAACGCAGTTAATGCGCTTCTATCGTAACGTCGGCAAAGGTTACGGCAAGTTCTGGCGCGGCGTCATATTTGATTTAGAATTCGACCATTTGGGCGGACTTGTCGCCGAATCGAAAAAATGGTTCGGCGAAAACGGAAAGCTTAAAGACGGGGCGAAGTTCTTAGAATCCCCAAGCCAATATAAATGGGTTTGGCCGACTGGCGAAGAACTGTTGTTTCGCCATGTAAAGAAGCTATCGGACTACGAAGGCTTCCACGGTCACGAATACCCGTTCTTAGGCTGGAACGAATTAACGAAACACGCAAGCGGCGAACTTTACGATAAGTTTATGTCGGTCAACCGGGTTACGTTCGACCCGGTAAAAGACACGCCGAAAGACCCGAAGACCGGGCGTTATTTGACGCCGGACGGTTTGCCGTTGCCGCCGATTAAGTGCGAAGTATTCAGCACAACGAACCCAAGCGGCCCCGGTCACAATTGGGTAAAGAAACGTTTTATCACGATAGCGCCGCGCGGCACTGTCGTTCGTCGTGCTATCCAAATTTACAACCCGGCGACCGAACAAGAAGAAACGCACGTAATTACGCAAATCGCTATCTTCGGTTCGTACAAAGAAAACCCGTACCTTCCCGCTTCGTATATTGCCGAACTGGAAAGTATCAAAGAACCGAACTTGCGGAAGGCTTGGCTTTATGGCGATTGGGACGTAACCGCAGGCGGTGCAATCGACGACCTTTGGGATTCGCAAGTACACGTCGTACCGCGCTTCGTCGTGCCTTCTTCGTGGCGGCTTGACCGCACATACGACGACGGCAGTTCGCACCCGTTTAGTGTGGGCTGGTGGGCGGAAGCGGACGGCACCGAAGCAACGGTAGTTCTTACCGATGGCACCGAATATACGTTCTGTCCGCAACCCGGTTCGTTGATTCAGATATTCGAATGGTACGTATGCGCGAAGGACGAAAAGGGCGAATTTATACCGAACACCGGCCTTAAAATGTCAGCGTCGAATATCGCACAAGGCATTATCGACCGCGAAATTTCGATGATGGCGAACGGCTGGATTCCGTCGCAACCGTGGCCCGGCCCGGCAGACAATCGCATTCGACAAGTTATCGAC